TTACGACAGGTCAGTGTCCTGGTCGTACTGCTCGACGCTGTGCGAGTAGCGGGTCGGCGTCGTGGCCGTCACGACCTTGCGCAGAATCGTCATCGTGCCCGTAGACGCTGCGGCCATCGTGGTGAACGCGCCCGTGGCGACCGAGATGGTCAGGGTAGTCAGCGCGGTCACGCGATTGTTCGTGTCGTTGTTGCCCGAAACGCTGGTGCCCGACAGCCGGAAGATGTCCCCGACGCGCACGCCCTCGGTGATCCACGATCCGTCAGCCGCCACGACCTCATTCGTCCCGACCGCCACGGTCGTGACTGTAGCGAACCCGACCACCACGGCGGTCGCCCACGCAGAGCGCATAATCGCCTCGAACAAGATGTCCGTGGCACCGCCGACCGTGAGCTCGGAGTTGTACGATCCGGTAACCGACCTGCTGCCGAGTCGGCCCTGGGAGCGGAGCCCGTCGTCCCGCTTCTCGTTGGACTGGACGACCGCCCGGTTGAGCGCGAGCCCCGGGCTGTCCGTGATGCGCAGCACCGTCGCGCCTGTAACGGTAGTCGGCGCGGTGCCTGTCGTGCCCTCTCGCTTGAGCGCGACTTCGATGTTGGCACTGGTCTGGTATGCCATGGTGTCGTTACCTCCTCAGATCGAATTGGCGGTGTGGATGCGCAGCGGTACGGTCACCGACACCGTGGCGTACCCTGTCCTGAACTGCCGAATCTGCGAGCGGAACGGGCCCGGACCGGTCCGCACCCTCGCAACGTCTCCGTTGGACAGCACAAGCGCCGTGCGAGGCGCGAACAACTCGATCAAGGCATCGGCGTAGGCGTTCGGAGCGCCGATCCCCACACCCTCGGGCACGTGGACCTGTAGCACGTACAGCGGATCGTGCTCGATCCAGCCGAACTCGCCGAGCGTGATCTGGTGGGTCGGGCCACTCGGAAGCTGCTCCTCGAAGAACGGGCTACCGGCGGCAGGCTCGTAGGGCACATTCTCCACCGCGAACCCGCTCGGCTGACCCACGAGGATTGTCTTGCCACCCGCCGCCGATTCCGTGGTCAGTGTCCGGTTGCCCGACATGGTAAGCGCATCCACCTCCGTGATGGTGCAGACGGTATTGTTGCCCGTACCGCTGAAGCCGGACGGCGTGATCTCCATACCGGGCTTGAAGCCATCGGTTAGAAATGAGCCCGTGGCGCGCGTGTACTTCCCGGTCGCCACCGACATGGAGATCGAGCCCGTCGTGCAGACGGAGAGCGTGGCGAGCTTGGTGCGGAGCGCGAGTTGCAGCGCCTGGTGGTCAATCATGCACCACCCCCCGCGCCACCTCGTTGACTAGATCCTGCCATGCCGCGCGGGTGAGCTTAACCGAATGGAAGCCGCCCACCCCGGAGCGGAGCGTTATGGGTCCGTGCGGCCCGATACCCTCCTCGATGGGCTCTGCATAGTCCACGCCGGTCGTGACCTCACCCACCCACTCGGAAGGGAACGTCTCTTGCCACGATCCAATCAGGTTGCCCGTATCCACTGGCTGACCCGGAGCGCCCGTCGTCGCGGAGCCCTCGGTGACGGATGTGCGCACGCCGTTCACGCAGCCCACAAAGATGTCCTTCTGGCGCCGCTCGACCTTCTCAGCGAACCGGAGCACGTCGTCGCGGAAGCTCATCGCGTCACCACCACGCGCGCCAGCAGATTATTACCATCGGGCGCAATGGGTTGAACAGCACGAACCGTGTATGTATTGCTGTCCCACGAGAGCGTATCGCCTGGCTCGGGCACTTCGTCGTAGGTGGTCGGGGCGAACAGAAGCGTGGGCGCGTCCCACTCGACCAGCTTCAATGCCTCGTAGACCTTGGGGTCGCCAGGAATCCGAATCGCGCTGCCCGCCACCGTCGTACTCGTGATGGTCGAGGTGTCGGTCGTCGGCGTGTACGTCCTCGTGGTGCGCGTGAACGTCACCGGGGCGCCTTTCGCGGCAACCAGCGCGGCGGCGCGAGCGTGGCTGTCCGTGTAGCTCACGCTACCCCCTCACGACGGGCACGACGCAGCCACCCGCCACGGCCCCATCGAGCAGCGGGTCGAGCCATGCCATGACGCGCGGGTAGCGGTCCATGCCCTTGGCCCGGATATGCGCTGCGTACTCCGTCTCAATCACGTCTACCTTCTCACGCACGATTCCAGCGGACGATTCGAGCGCGGCAACGTCCACCGTACCCGCCTTGATGAACTGAAACGCCAGTTCCTCGGTCGCCCACTTCACCCGGTCGGGGATCTCGGTCGTGAGGAAGTAGTCGTAGTTGGGATCATCCGGGTTGGGCGCGAAATCGCGAGGCCATGACAATGCCTGCGTGTCGTCCGCACGCTTGCCCACGTAGGACAGCGCGCTGATCTCGCGCGTCGCCTCGACCAGCGCCCGGTTGCACTCGTCGTCGGTCGCGCTGTCCCACAGGGTCGCGTTCAGCCGACCCTCCATGTACGTATCGGCCTCGGTTAGCGTAGCAAAGCTGTTGCTTGATGCTCCGCCGACCGTCGCGTCGATGACTACGGCCATCTATCATGGCTCCGGCCTGCGGGTACGGGCAGGGGCCGGTCGGCCCCCACCCGATTCCCGCATCAGACTTAGCCGAGCAGCTTGCAGCCGAACTCCTTGCGCACCACCGCAGCCCCGCCGAGGTAGTCGTAGGAGAACGTGTTCTGCTTGTACTGCCGCGCGATCTCAAGCCTGAGTGCCACGCCCGAGACCGGGTCCACGGGCGCCTGCATGACGTTCCCCAGGCTGGCGATCTGCCCGAGCGGACGCGACGCCCACACGAACGCATCGCGGTGGAACAGCAGGTTCGCCACGTAGGTGCCGGACACGACGGTCAGCGTCGCGCCCGTAGACACCGTGGTCCGCAGCGCCGGGTAGAACCCGATGGCCACGGCCACCGTAGCCGATGCGGTCGCGGCAGTCGTCACCACGTACTGCTGGCCGTAGACCGTATCAGCCACCAGCGAGAAGACGTCGCCGACCTTGATGGTGCCCGATGCCGTCGCGTTGATGATATTGAGCGTCGTGTCACCCACCGAGCCCGACACCGTGGACGCGATGAAGCCCGAAGCCCAGCCGGTTCCCGCCGTGTAGGATGGGACGTTCTGGTCGAGGAACCACTGCACGCCCAGCTTGTAGCCGATCTCACCCCGAATGATGCCCCCGGGGTCCCCGCGCTTCGCAAACTCGAGCACGTTGGACACGTTGAGCAGGTTGGCCTCGGCCGCCGGGTCGAGTACCGCATAGCGCGGCTCGTTCGGCGCGAGCTGCATGTTTAGCGTCTTCCGGGCCGTAGCCGCCACGGCGAGGTTGGTGGCAAACGGCGTGGTGCCGGCCGTCCCGGCCGCGCCCATGAAGGACACGTGCTTGCCGAGGATATAGTCGTCGATGTCGTTCGCCAGCGCCTTGATCGCCTCGCTCGCCTGCATCGGGATAGTCCCGGCGGCGACACTCAGCGCGTCGTTGTCGGAGAGCTGGAAGGTCGCCTCGTACCAGCGGTCCAGCGTCACGGCGACGGACGTGGGCGAGAAGTCCTGGTTCGTCGCCCAAGTCACCGCAGCGGTGACGGCCCGGGCCGTGATGGCCGAGGGGATGGGGATGTTGACGACGTTGCCGCGCTGCGCAGCCATGTTCTCGTAGCTGCGGTTGACGAGGCGCGGCATCACCGCCTGCTCGCGCAGGGCCATGAGGCCCTGAGCCAGAAGGGTCGGGGTGACGTTGGTAATGGTATTGGCCACGGTTCACGCTCCTTTTTCGAGCCCGGACATGAACCGGGCTTCCGTTGGAGCGGCAGGCTTACTGCGCGACCTTGACCGCACCCTTGGCGATGTCCCCCACGTTTGCCAAGAACGCGGCGTCGTCGCCCGCCGCAATAGTTCTTGCGCTACCAGCAGCCCCGCCGCCGGTCCTGGAGGCCCCGCCCCCGCTAGATCCCGTGCCCTCGAACGCGGCCGGGAATCTGACCATCAGCTTCGTTTCAACGAGCTGGTCGAACGTCATGGGCGTCCCTTGTCCGTCCGCTACCAGCGCGTTGCCCTGCTCGTCCACTACGTAGGCGACGAAATCGTCGTCCGTTTCCCGCACCCTCACGTACCGCTCGCCATGAGGCAGGAGCAGGTCCGGGTCGCCCTTCCTCCGCACGATGGCGGCGGTTAGCTCGGCCTGGACCAGCCGCTTCTCAAGGGCCTTCTGGAGCTTCGTGGCACGCGCGCCAGCCTTACCCATCTCGGCCTTGTGCCGATCCTTCAGCTGCACCTCCAGCTTCTGCCAGTCGCCCTCCGCTGCGGCCCTTTGTCGCTCGGTCTCCTCGGCTGCGGTCTTCAGGCGCTTGTACTCCTCGGGGTCGGTCCCCTCGAAAGCCTTGAGCGCCGCCTTCGCCTTCTTGGCCTCCGCCAACGCCTCGTCGCGGTTGGCCTTCAGTCCACCGACGCGCTCCTTGACGAGCGCGTCCACCTCCGCCTGCGTGTACGTCTTGTCGCCCTCGCCGGCCACCGGCTCATCCCCTGCGGGCCCCGCCCGCTGCGTGCTGGATCAAACAGAACGGCCCCCCAGGCGCTTGCGCGCCCGAAGGGCCGTCATGGGCCTCCGTACCTCCGTTGTACCCCAACGTCAAAATATGCTTGTTGCCCGAAAAGTCAACTCTTCAAACACGCGCTTGGCAT